TCAATAGGTGGCTACTTTACCAGATTCTTTTGTGTCTGTAACGACAGATTGCACGTAGGACAATAACCAAAAACTTTTTCGCCCATCCTTGTATGGCCTTTGGTATCTGCCTTCACGAATCCGAGCGTCTAGAGTTTCAGGTTCGATATTGAGCATGTGTGCAAATTCTTCACGACCAACTCGGCGTTCTTCTTTTGACTGAGCAATACGTTCAGCTACAGCAACAATCTTTTCTAGAATGCTAGCCTCTATTTTAACTATTTGTCCCATTTACTCCTCCTTACTTTCCGCTTTAGGGTTTGCCCACCAAAGAACAGGGCCATTTTCTGAATCAAATGCTGCTATTAGAAATAAGCCTTCTTGTGGTGGCTGCGGCTTCCAGTTGGACCAATCACTAAGATTATCTTCTGGAATCTCTTCAATATCCCAATAGTCAAGGTTTTCGATTTTTATAGAAACACCAAGGTTCTTTTGCAGTTGTGCCCATTGTTCTTTTGTATAAAACTCAGCATGCTCTCCAATTGTGTCATGTAGCTCTATATCAGGATGGAACCAGCAGCTATTTAAATCATCCGGTACTTGTGTTGGTTGTATTTGATATTTCATTCCTCAGCTCCATATCCGTAAAATTGTTTTGCCTCATCAAAGCTTTTGGTTACAAGGGGAGCAGAACCTTTCTTGTAGCAAATTACAATTTCATCAAATTTAAAAACACGTTCAGCAGTCTTCAAATCAAAGCATTGATACATTGCTTGGTTGAACCAGCTTTCTACATAAAATAGTTTTTTAATATGATCCTTACGGGTGCCGTGCCATTTCTGGACTTTGATAACATCATCGAAAATTTCTAAGAAAAAGTTGTTGCCTTCCTTTTCATGCATTTTTCTATAACGATCAACAGCTCGCTCCGCTATCTCTTTTGAGGCTGCTGGTGTTTGTTTAAGAGGGCTGTCACCTTCAGGCCGCATTGCAACGGCCCACAATGTTGATTTGCTCATTATTCTGCTCCCGATTCTTTTTCAACTAGTGCACTGTAAACATCTTTAGCTTCTTTAAGAGTAAGGAACTCTGCACCTGAACCAACAGACCCTAAGCAGACACAAGCCATTGCCATTATAGTTTTGTGATTTGGTTCCTTTGGAATTAGTAGATGAGTTTCTGGCACCGTTTGAGCTTTAGCTCTTGCTTTCCATGCCTTAAACATCTCGTGTTTTAGATATGATTTATTGGCGTATTCCTCAGAGGAAGGATCTAAGGGCAATTCACCATGTCTTTTAAAAAAATAAGCATCAAAATCTTCAAGTTCTTGGTTTAGATCAATCATTTAGGCCACCATTCTATAAATACGTTTAACTTCATGGTCCAGCTCATCCATTGCAGAGCGACCTTCTTTGAAATATTTCAAAAGCATTAGTTTGTATCGCTCTTGAGCTGCTTTGTTCATCACACCTTCGTTGCTTACTGAAAGGGTGGCTTTATTACCTTTAATTAAGTTCACGCCATGCGGTGTACCTTTCCTGCGATACCCGGCATTTACGTTGAACACAATGAACTTTTCGAAAAGCTGCATTGGAAGCAGCTTTGGCTCGAAAAGAAACTCTGGAGTAGTTTGTTTCGACATTAGAAAGGTTCCTCCAGTAAATAATCAGGTTCGTTTGATGCCGCATTTTCTAATTCATAGCGGCGTTTTCTCACATACCCCATTAGCTTTGGTTGAATTAGCGGATCACGTGCTGCTACATCTATTTCCAAAGCATCCAGTGTTGTAAGGTCTGGTGCGTTTTGGATCTGGACCATTAATGAAGGCGGTTCATTTGCTGGTACCTTTGATTTTTCGAGCTCTTCAAGTCGCTTGTGAGTGGCAAGTAGGAGAGGTTCCATTTGTTTGTCATTCCACGTACGGGTATATCGATAAACTGCATTTACCTCTTCAGGTGTTTTTGATTCTTTTACACGCTGAAGAAGGGCATCTAATGCCTTCTGATATTCAGGATCTACTTTCGGCTCGTTAGTTTCTGGAATTAATAGATCCTCAGATGTGGTGACATTTGTTTGTTCGGTAATAACAATTGTTGGTTGAGTTTCTGCAGAAATAACTTCAATAGGCTTTTCTGCTTTTGATTTTTTGCCTCTCTGTTTTTTAGGTTCCTCACCAAGACGAATAACACTTAAATCATTGTTGATTTCAATACCGAGTGCTTTTGAAAAAGCTTTTAATTGAAGCTTGGCATTTTCAGCATCACGCTGAACAAAACCACTATTAATTGCTTCAATGAGTGCAGGAGTTTTAAATCCAACGTTATAAATGGAAGGTAAATATGTGTTGATTACAAAAACATTTTGACCTTCTTCATACTCATCAATAGTTAATGGCTTTGTGAATGTAATGCCAGCCAGCTCAATAGTTTCGATTTTGATGCAGAATTCAAAACCCGGTTTACCAAAAACAGAAGCGGGGAATTGATCTAAGTCAGAAAAGTCCAACATGTCTCCAATAGGGCGACAAAGAACAGTTTTGCCTTTTTGAAGAGCTGCAAATGCTTCAGCTGCAGTTAGTAAATTAGACATAAATAGCTCTCCTTTTAGTGATGTAACGACTGTTGTTGTTGAACTTGCTGAGGATTGTTTTTAGGCGCCCAACCCATCTGATCGGCACGTGCTTGGCATGCTCTATTGATACCCGCCTCATACGTAGTACCTTTAAACTTCTTAATCGCAGCATTTAAGATGTTGGTGTCTGGTGCATCTTTAATTGCTTTTAATGCATCTTGATATAGTTGGTCCTGAGTACGAGGCGGCTTCTGGTTACCACCCTGAGCGATTGTCTGATTATTTTGATTTGTATTTTGACCTGCTGGGGTAGAGGCATTTTGCTCTAGATAGGCATAGTCATAGTTGTATAGATATTTACTTCCATCAAAATTACCGAGGTAGACATCAGCTGCCACACCAATAGCTTTAAACGCTACACCAAGAGCATCAGTAACGGCCTTTTTATAACCTTCATCAATCGCTACTAATTTGCCCTTTTGAACTTCAACAATTGCTGAACCGCCGTTGCCGAAAAATTCCTCACCCCAAACACCATCAATCTTGGTTTTTACTGCTACTTCAGCAAAAGCCATAATGGTTCCATCTGGAGCAGTTTCAGACCATAAACGTACATGTCTATAAGTCCAGCCATGACCAACGGGACCAAAGGCCTGAGTCATAGCCATTAATCGCCATTGAGGGTTAATATCTGATTTACCTTTTAAATAACCAAACTCAATTTTTTTAAGAAAATTGGTAGGCGTTTGCTTAACTGCATTCCAGATATGTAAGTTGTCTTTTGAGTTTTCAGTTGTCATTTTTCTTATCCTTATCTTGAGCCCGTGAAGCCGCGTGAACGCTTATAGTTTTTACGGTCATTTGATGGGATGTTTGTTTCGCGTAGCTTTATTGCGAGCTGCTTTCTACGCTGAAAATCAATTTCTCGCATTAGAGAAGCAAGAACTTTGGGGCGCTTCGCCTTAAACTCTTCCACGTTTAAAGGTGTCTTCATGTCACCTTTTACGGTGTACAGCACACTGCAGTTTGCATTAGCTGCATAAACAGTCCAGCCGACACGTACAGAGTAGAGACCTGTTAAGCGGTCATGACCGATATAGGCTTTAATGCCGTCTGGATGTGGTTTGCAATGAGCATTCATAATTAAGCAGCTCCCTTAGGTTCTTCATAAATCCAAACTTTAGGATTGCTATCAAACTTTGCTGAAAAAACACCTGTACCCTTAGTTCGAATAATTACACCTAGATCATAGGCACATTGTTTTTCGGTAATTTGGTGACCTTTAACCACCATGCATGCAGCAACTTGCCAAGCAAAAGGCTGATGGCCTTTTTTATTAATCTCGATAACAGTTTGCAAAACTACTTGTTGGCGTTCTGATAGATTTAGAGTTGAATTAGCCATAATTAAGCCTCCAACCAGTTATTACGGTCGATATAGCCAGCCAATAAAATATTTATATTTTTATGGTCATCATGATTGGTAAAGTCATTGAAAGACTTCCCGCTTAGATCCGTTACTGAATCAATAGCCAAATTTGTAATTTCAGCAGTTGTAAAGTCAGATCCAGCTACGCCGTAGCTATCAGCTACACCGTCAAAATCGAAGCTCACATTTAATTTGAAGCCGTCAATGCGGATAACTGCTTCACCAGATTTTTCTCCAGTTTTCTTAACAGCCAGAAGTTCATATTCAGAAGCAACGACTTGCTCGCTTTCATATGAGTAATTAGAAGGGACGCTAGAATTAGCAGTTCGATATTCACAAGAACTCAAGGCTACAAGTACAGCAATTGCTGTAACTCCAGTTACCTTATGCTTGTTTGAAAAGGTTTTTACGTTCATAATTGATCTCGCATATAGCAAAGCACATCGGACCTGGGGAGGGGCGGTGTGCTTTTTTGTTATCTGGTGAAAATTATTAAACCTTAGATTTAATTTTGATGCAATAGATATTTAAACCTAAGATTGAATTTATTTTAAATTTTAGATTTAATAGACAAAAGAAAACCCACCGTGGTGGTGGGTTGGTCGCTGATTTAACCTGACAAAGGTATTTTTATGAAATTAGATCAGATACTAAATATGCAAATGTTTATTAGCATGGTAACAATACTTGTGAATATTGCCATTTGGTTCACATTTTAAAGAGAGTTCTTATGTGTGAAATAAAGTTGACGAGAGCTGGTCTGTTAATTAGCTTAATACCTCTAATCACCTCAATTGCTTTACTTGTTAAGAGGGTGCTACTGGTGGATATGTCATGAAAATCAAAAACAAACGTATAGTAAATTTTGTGCTTAGTTTTATCTCAATGTGCTCTGTTATCGTTACTCTCATTTTAGTATTGCAACAACACCAGTGACTGCAGCAATTAAGGCCAGCAGCACCCCAACATAAGCAGTCCAATGCGGTTTGCTGGATTTTTTAATCTGTCTTGATGTCAATTCATAGCTTATAGCTTGTAGAAGTGGTGCTGGGATAATTCCGCTTCGGCCTTCACCGCTTAAAAGCATCATTAACTCGTCATCTGAAAGTTGCTTGATTTCTTCTAGCGTTAATTTAACTTTGGGAGGCCTATATTTTTTAGCGGAATCAGGAATAACTACTTTAGGTATCTTATACATATATTCTCTACCGATATGGTTTAAAGCACTGTGTCGGGTCACGGTTTCAATTAAACAAAAAGCTGAATCCGCTTAAATTCTTTATTAGCCTCAATATGACTTCTATAAAATTTATCTTTATCTTCTGAATCAACAAACTCTTTGAATGTGGTTGCTTCAAGAAGTCTGTAAATAAACCTTTCACCTGTTCTAAGCACTACCGTCAACAAGAAGTGTTGATAAAGAACATGGCTGATATTACGGGAGTTAACTTCAATTTTTTGCATATTGTGGATTCCACTTCATTTCCTAATATTCCTCCAACCCTAAACTAATCTTTTTTATTAAATTTCCTGCTGCCCTGAAAACTCAATTCTTGAAATGAAATCAATAGGCAAGGCCAGCTTTTCACCAACAATAGTTTCGAAGTGAATCCATATACCTGCAGCTTCATTTTCAAAATTCACACTGATTATCTTTACTAAGTTGTAAGGCTCCGCAGCCCCCATCATGATGATATTGAAGCGGTGATCTTCACGAACATAAGAAATAAGCATCTGATGAATTGCCATTTGTTCAGTGCTTGTTAGATGCCTGTATTCGTAAAGTTCTGGTGGCATATATTTTTTATTCATTACGAATCTTACCTCATCAACTTCTTCTTATTTACCTTTTCAAGTGCTGTACTTTTCTAGAAAATCATCAACCCAGCCTTGCGCTTGCTCCAAATTACTTATATCTGATAGTTTTAAATTAGTACCTTCAGCTTCATTAAATCCTTCGATTATAGCCTCAAAGATATTTGCTTCATTAATGACCTCACATGCCATTTCAGTAGCGTCATAACTTTGCTTGGCTTTTTTAAGTGAGGCTATTTGTTTTTCAATACCTTCGCCAATTTTACCTAATGCTAATTTGAACTCTTGGCGATTAATCGTTAGCGCAGTTTTGGATTTATTAAGTGTTGCGATCATAATACCCTCTTTTCTTTAAAAATTAATTACTTAGCTCGCCTAAATTTCACCATCATAAGAATGAGAAACATATTTACCAATGATGCCAATATGCTCCAAGTCTTGCGGCTCAACGATCTCTCTTTCATAGCTAGGATTATCACTATCAATAATCAAGGCTCCGTCATATCTACGAGATAATCTTTTGATTTTTAGTTCATCACCATACCTGATTGCATACACCTTTCTGTTCTGAACTTGCTCTAGTCTATTAACAGACTTGTCGATAATTACAACGCTGCCGCTTGGTATCCTTGGTTCCATACTGTCACCATCAACATCCACTTCTACAAGATTTTTAGGTGAAACTTTTTTCTTATGAAACCACTCCATGCGTTGTGCGCATCCCGTCATCCTGGTTGTTGGCTCAAATTCAACCAGTCGGCCATTACCTGCGGAAAACTTGACGTCTACATGCGGAATAATCATAAAAGAATTAGGATCGAGGTCATCCGGTGCTTCCCATGCCATAACTGGCCTATATGCATCAGCATTCTCAGGATTGTCAGCCAACTCGATCATTGATCCAGAACCATCTAGCAACCATCCGGCACTTACTCCAGTTAAAGCCGCTAGCTCTTTCAGGGTTTCCTTACCAATTTTCCCCTTTTTCCAGTTAGATGCAGCTTGAGCTGATAGTCCCAATTTGAGAGATGCTGCTGACCATTTTAGATTTGCATAATCAAGTGCTGCTTGGATGCGTTCAGCTATAGATTCCATAATCATTAATAAAATAAACCTTTGGTTTAAAATTCTATTGGAAATTTAAAAAAATAGAAGCAATCATGGATTGTATTAAAATTAAACCTATGATTTAATTTTGGTGAAATCAATTAAAAGGGAGATTTAACTTTGAATCCCATTAAATATGCTTTTGATGCTGTTGGTGGTCGATCTAAAGCAGCAGCGTTACTAAACCGTACATACATGGCCATGAGCAAGATGGAAAAACGAGGGGTATTACCAAGAACTGAATATACGGGCGAAACCAAATATGCCCAGATACTTGCAATTAATAGCGGTGGAAAGTTTACGGCTGAATGGCTACTTGAGAATGCTAAGCCAGAGTCGTCTATAGCATAACTGACCTCATGAACAAATATCAGTTTAGGAACAACCATGACCAAACAAAAGCCAAATGCAAAAAAGACGGTGTGCATGCCGACACATTTATCTGAGCCTGTAGCTGAGCATGTGGCAAGGGAAGCATATGAACGAGGCTGGTCTAACAGCCAGTATTTAAGATGGTTAGCCATTCTGGATATGAAGCGTTGTGAAGATGACAAGAATCTTATGTCACAGGTATCTGGAATACCCAGAGAACGTTTTGATTTATATGAACAAAGAAAACAATCCGTTCGGAGAGAACGCAATAAAAAAGCCTGATGGTCAAGATCAGGCTTCTTAATTCACAAATTTAGGAACCCATGAATATGCAAACTAATTTATCAAATCAAACGTCCAAACACAACTTACAAGAGTTTTTAGTGGGTGATGTAGTGGTACTTACTGAAGAGTGCCGTACTTTCAAATCAAATGATTTGTTTGAAGTTAAAAATAAAACTCTGACTAGTTTATGGACCATCAAATCAGAGAATCATTTGATTCTAGTTTCTTCAAAAGAAATCCGCACAGCAACAGTAGCAGAGCTCAACGCTAAACGCCGCCTAACAAAAGCTGAGCAAGCATTAGCGGAGGTGTCATGAGTACCTTTGAACAACAACAAAAGCATATTCAATCCTGGCATGAACCAGCATTAAGAACTTTGTCTGGTTTGTTGAAAAAACGGAAGGAAAATTTAGCCCGCCAAAACCGTGACGAAAAAAATGCTGCTGTAACACGTGATGAATTCATGCAGGCTTTGGTTGACGAGCATGGAAAACATGGGATTTATCTTATTCATGCTGGCCCGATCATCTCAAGTTTATATCGGGCTAAACGGATCCGCTATTTGGGTAGCACATTCATTCAGTTGAATGAAGAGGGGGATAAATGAGTCTAGATGCAACAGTTTGGGCTTGGAAAACCCGTCAAAAACAAAAGGTGGGTGGAGCATTAAAACCACTCAAAAAATTAGTCCTTCTTTCACTAGCCGATCGAGCTGGTGAAACACATGAATGCTATCCAAGTATTGCTCGTTTAGTTGATGACACGGAAATGGACCGTAAGACCGTTTTAAAAATCATTGATGAGTTAATTGAAGACGGATTTATTATCGATACTGGTAAGCGCGAAGGTAAAACTAAGCAGGTAAAAGTCTATCTTTTGATCGGAGTTAAAGGTCGGGAAACAGTACCAACAAAGGTACACTTTGACACTGAAAATGATGATTTAAACAGTACCAACAATGGAACAGTTCCAACAACGGAACAGTTCCAACAATTCCATGAAAGAGTCCCAACAATTCCGTTAAACAGTCCCAACGTTGGGACACGGAATCTTTCAAAGAATCTATCAGAAGAATCTAAAAATAAAAAAACATGGTTGAGTTTAAAAAAACTTGGTGAAGAAATTCGTTTGGCAACTGATCAGGAAACTTACGAGCAGATTAAAAACGCGACTTGGTTCGATCGAGAGTTACGAGCATTTGAACTCTACAACGCCGAGAAGAATCTTTGTGATGAACTCATGAATTACCACTTTGCAGATTGGTTAATCAACGCATGTGGAAAATACCAAGCACGTGAACAATCTAAAAAACCAAATTCTGGAACGCAGGTCCGAGTCCCGCAGGGAGAATCAAATACTCTTAGTTCAAAACAGATTTACTCATTTGCTCAAAAACTTTCTGTACATCCTGAGTTTGCAAGCAAATACGCTGAAGGTAACGAAAGCTATGAACAACTTGCAGCACGTATCGCAGTAAAACTCGCAGATCCTGAGCAACAACAAAAATGGATGCCTTACCTCATTCAAGTTGGATTTCAACAAGGCAAAGGAGCAGCAGCATGAATAAATTCGAGATTTTAGCGTGGGGGTTACTCATTTCATGTTTTACCGCAGCTATTAGCGGTGCGGTGGTTTTGTGGTGGTTGGCGCGTAAAGAACATGATGAGGTGAAAGTAATACCAACACAAATTAAAGAGAAAGCAGGGGATAACATGCTTTGGCTCCATAAGCCAACCAGTACTTACTACATGACTGACAGCAGCATTTATTTGTACTACTGGAATGATGATTTACAAGACTGGGACGATTCTGATTACACAATCAAAGATTCATTCTTTGGGGAGTTGGATGCGCTATGAGTGAGTTTGAGGGTAAATCTGAAAAGTGGGCTTGGGAGATTCAAAAAGAACAACAAGCGACTGTGGATGAGCTTAAAAATTCAATAAGTGAAATGGCTCAAAAATACAGAGCTGAAGCACATGAATTAAGTCGTATTAGAGATTTTGAAAAGTCTCAGATGTATAGCCATTTTGCTAATGAATTAGATCGTTTAAATAAGGGTGGGGCTTAATGAGCAAGGTTTTAATCGGGGTTGATACTGGGGTGCATACTGGTTTTGCTGTAGCAATAGACCAGGGGAAAGGTGGCGAGCTCCAGGATGTAGGCTCTCTCACAATTACACAAGCTATGAGCAAAGTATTAGAGCTTGTTGATGTACACGGTAAGGCAAACACCATGCTGTATATCGAAGATGCTCGTTTGCGCACTTGGTTTGGACGTATTGATTCTGAGCAAAAAAAATATGGTGCCGGTGTACGTGAGGGGATTGGATCGGTCAAACGTGATGCTCAGATTTGGGAAGATTGGTGCAAAGAGCAAGGTCTGAATTACAAGATGGTTCACCCAGCAGCAAACAAAACCAAAACTGATGCAAAGTATTTTTTAAAACTTACAGGGTGGGCTAAGCGTACAAATGAACATGCACGAGATGCAGCAATGCTTGTATTTGGTCGATTTGCAAAGTTTTGATGTGAAAAAGGTTTTTAGAAGTTGTTTTTTAATCATGGTAAAGGGTAAATAGGAAGGCGATTATGTTAGTTGAAAAGTTTGATTTTATTGAGTTACTTCGCCTTGCTATTGCTCAAAGCGAAGGTAAAGGGAAAATTACTAAGCATGTTGTTTTGGGAGAAATTGCCTTATTGCCTGCGGGTGCAAAAAAGTGGGCAGAATTACTGCTTGAACGTGTTGATTTTGAGCGCATAGCAGAAATCACAGAAACAAAGAAAATTTATGAGACCAGGATAATTAATGGTAAGGAATCAAAAAAGCGTATTGGTGAAATACCGGGCAAAGTTGAAATAAAAAAAGGGGAGATTAACTCAGCTGATTTTTTCCGCGTTAGAAACGTACTGGCTGGTAAGATCCATCGTGAAATGATCAAAAAGAACTTTAAGCCAAATAATTGTCAGGGTGATTTATCAAATGTGGCCAAAGGTATTGCTGAGGTTGTTTTGCGTGGGCGATTATTTACAAAGGCAATGTGTGGCCATTGCCAGGGATTAGGCAAATTGGAGTTATTTAATGAAAAGGGATATCCAAGCGGATCTAAGTTTTGTGATAAATGCAGTGGTACGGGGAAACGCCCATATACATTGCATGAAAAAATTACGATCGCAAAATTAAAAGTGTCTAAGTCTGGTTATTCTGAGCGATATGAACCATATGAATTAATTGCTGAAGCATGTATCGAAAATTGGGAAAACACCATTAGAACTAGCCTGGCTAGATCGTTTCATTTTGAACCAGAAGAAATATCATTAGCTTGACTTAAACAGAACGGTTGAGTATAAGTATTTCTAAAATGGGCGCTTTATACATAGATCGCCTAAAAAACTTAATAGAAGCTCACTAATCTTAGTGGGCTTTTTGCGTATCTGGAGCATTGAAAATGGGAAACACCTGGCATGCTGACCAAGAAAAACCCGAATTACGGCCAGATGAAAAACCTTTGAATTGCCCATTTTGTGGATCTGATTCAATTTGTACAGATTCCTCACATTATGGAAAACCAGATGAAGACGGCTCTATAGCATGGGATGCTTTCACATGGTGTCATGATTGTGGATCAAAAGGCCCTAGTGCTTGGGCGATGATCGCTTGGGATGAAAATTTTCATTACGACACTGTTTATGAAGAAAGATCAGTTGTTAATTATGCTATTCGCCAGTGGAATACACGCAAATAAGTTTTTTAATCTCGTGAGAGGTGTTTTATAAGCACACCTCTCTTTTAGCCGAACGGATTACGGCGCAAATGGCCCCGCTAAATATCGATTATTGGCGGGGCTTTTTCTTTTAAATTTGGAGATGCTATGCTTCAAAATGTTGATGTGGAAATTCGGGAGACCGAACAAGAATTAAAGCATATAGGCAGTTGCACAACCAAAGGCTTAACAGATCAAGAGATCGCTCACTTAGATGAGCGATTTTTTTTAGCCATTGAAAAGCTAAATTGGCTTAAAGGTCGCCGTGATGTAAGGGTGTTTGTATGGAAGCCAGTAAATATTTCAAACTCACAGGAAAGCGCCCACAGAAACCGAAACCAAAATATACGCCCTTGCCGAAAGCTACAGAAAAATACTTAAAAGCTGAAGAAGAGTTTACAAAGGCTTTGGATGTTCTTGAGTTTAAGTATGAAAAGAAATTTCAGTTTAAATCGACAAAACATTGGCGCTTTGATTTCCATTTAATTGAGCATCGAATACTTGTTGAAATCGCTGGTGGCCCATGGTCGGGTGGACGGAAGGGAAGGCTTAAAAATAAAGCATGGAGTCTTGACCGTTACGATGTTGCTGAAGAGATGGGCTATACAGTTATTCGCTTGGAGTCGGCTACTAGGTTTAAAGTTAATGAATCAGGACCTTTGCAGTTAAGAGTTGACTACGCAAGCCAATGGTTAAAAAACTTGAAGAGGCACATTTTTAATGGATCAGATCAGACCATTTCCACCGACTGATTTTATTGATCAGGCCGATGATGAAGAGGCTACACGTTTAACACCAGCTCCAGATCTTATGGCTTGGGTTTTTGAAAATTATCTAACAATAGGCGGTGTGCTTTATAACCCAGACCATGACCATATAGCTGAGTTGATCCATGAAAATGAGGGGTTTCTTGCATTTGCATGGGCATCACAGGCTTGCACGGTTAAAAAGCAAATGGTTTCTGGCCAGTGCGAAAAAGTCATGTTTAACGTTGGTGGATGGCGCAAAGCTCGCCAAGAACAACAAATGCGTGATTGGTTTGGTTATGTGCCGGTTTATCTCATCACTATTGATGCGAGTTTTTGCGAACAAGCAACGGACCGAGATTTTTGTGCGCTTATAGAACATGAGCTTTATCACATCGGCGTTGAGCGTGATGAAGATGGCGAACCTCTTTACAGTGAAATGACAGGATTACCAAAACATTATTTGGCTGGCCATGATGTTGAAGAGTTTGTAGGCGTAGTTAAACGATGGGGAGCAGACGAGAACGTGAAGCGACTTATTGAAGTGGCGAAGCAAGCGCCGTTTGTATCAGATGTAAATATTTCCAAGTGCTGTGGAACTTGCCTAATTAACTGAGCCATCCGGCTCATTTTTTTTGCCTTGTTTCCTTGATGAGCCTTGATGGATTTTGAATTATGGCGAAGCTTAAAAAAGCCGAGCAACTCTTTATAGTTCGGTCACTTGCGCAATTCATGACACCCACAGAAGTTGTTAAGGCCATCAAGGAAACTTTCAACATTGTAGTGTCACCGCAGCAAGTGGAAGCATACGACCCGACCAAGGTTGCCGGGCGTGACTTAAGGAAAGAGTTTAAGGAAGTTTTTGAGGCAACGAGAAAGGAATATCTCAAACAGCCGATTCACAACATTAGTGGTGCTAATGACATTGTTCAGTTAAAGATTTTGAGTGATCTACTTTTTGTCAAAAAAAATAACGTGACCATGACAATTAAGATCGTGGACCAAATGCAAAAGATCATGAAAGGTTTTTACGAGAAGCGGGTCGAAATTACTGGAGCTGGTGGTGGGGCAATAAAAACAGAAAATACTCAGATTCCACCACCGCCGGCACTGACACCTGATGAACTAGCAAAACTCAGTCCGGCTGAGCTTTCGCGCTTAGTGATTAATGGAAAGTTATGACTTATGCACTGGAAGAGATAGCGCCGTTAATTAAAGAGTGGACTATTAACGTACGCTTACCCGAAATAATGACCGAGATGACACGGCGTTATTACTACAAGGCGGCAATCGAGCAAAACGAACTTAGTATTCAGGCGGAGTTATACAAGTGCCGTAAGGATCCAGTCCATTGGTTTAACAATTGGATTTGGACATATGACCCGCGAGGTATGGCATTTGGTTTGCCTGCCAACATTCCTTTTGTATTGAGACCTAAACAGGTTGAGCTTGTGGCGTGGCTAGAGGAACGTGAAAGCACTCAAACACACGGACTAATTGAAAAGTCCCGTGATGAAGGGATGAGCTACGTTGTACTAGGTTTTTTCTTACATCGATGGTTATTTGTTGAAGGTTTTGCGGGTGGTGTTGGTAGTCGTAAAGAGGAATTGGTAGACAAGAAAGGCGACCCTAAAACCTTATTCCATAAATTCCGCGACATGTTCAGCAAAATGCCCCAATGGTTGAAGCCTAAGGGCTTTATCGAGAAAGTGCATGACAATTACATGCGAATTATTAACCCGGATAACGGAGCAACAATCACAGGTGAAGCGGGTGACAACATCGGTCGTGGTGGACGTACCACGATGTATTTTTTGGACGAGTGGGCATTCGTGGAGCGGCAAGAAGCTGTAGATGCTGCTATCTCGCAAAATACAAACGTTCATATCAAAGGATCTACACCTAACGGTATTGGTGATCGATTTCACCAGGATCGTTTTAGTGGTCGCTATTCAGTTTTTACTATGCCTTGGCGAGATAACCCGGATAAGAACTGGACCGTTACATATAACGGCAAAGTTATTTACCCATGGTATGAAAAGCAGTTAGCCACACTTGATGATGTTGTATTAGCTCAAGAGGTCGATATTAACTACGCCGCTTCTGTAGAGGGTGTCTTAATTCCTTCAGCTTGGGTGCAAGCTTCATTAGATGCGCACGTTAAGCTCAATATTGAGCCTACAGGTGATCGTATTGGCGGCTTAGATGTGGCAGATGAAGGTAGGGATAAAAACTCATTTACAGGTCGTCAAGGCGTTGTCATGAATTACTTGGCCACATGGTCAGGTAAAGGTGATGACATCTTTGGAACCACTCAAAAAGCTATGGATCTCTGTTTTGAGAAATCTATCGAAACGTTGTTCTACGACGCCGATGGTCTTGGAGCTGGGTGCCGTGGTGATGCCAGGGTAATTAATGAAAAGCGCCGTGAGTTAGGTTTGTCTGAAGTTAATGTCGAATCATTCCGGGGATCTGGTTCAGTTCATGATCCAGAGGGCGAAATGGTTGAAAAGCGTCTGAATAAAGACTTTTTCGCAAATCTCAAAGCTCAGTCTTGGTGGTCATTACGTTTGCGCTTCCAGGAAACTTTTAGAGCACTCGAAGGGCGTGATTATGATCCAGACATGATCATTTCACTATCAACTGAAGATATCGATGCTAAGGAATTGGCATTGCTCACCACTGAGCTATCTCAACCAACATACACAAAAAATGGTGTTGGAAAAATCCTAGTCAATAAACAGCCTGATGGTACTGCCTCACCTAACCGGGCAGATAGCGTCATGATTTGTTTTAACCCGCAAATTGCTGAGCTCAACGTTTGGGGCAAGCTGTAAAAGAGAAAGTTATGGGCTTAATTAAATTTACAAAAGACTCATTCCAGAATTTCGCCGCTCGCGTTGGCTTGGGTTCTGGAAATCAGCATGATCAATCTACCTATGGTTTTAACTTTACTAGTCGAAATCGTTTAAAACTTGAGGCTATGTACCGCTCAAGCTGGGTGGTTGGCCAAGCTGTAGATGTGGTTGCGGATGATATGACCCGTGAGGGAATCAATATCCGTGGCATGGAAGATCCGGAAGATGTAGAAGCAATTAACCAGGAGCTAGACCGATTACAAGCTTGGGACAAGATCAATGAAACAATCCGTTGGTCCCGACTTTACGGTGGGGCTATCGCGGTAATGTTAATTGATGGTCAAAATGTTTCTACACCACTAAATGTAAACACTATTGGAAAGGATCAATTCAAAGGGTTGCTAGTTTTAGACCGTTGGATGGTTTTACCTGATCTGCAAGATCTAGTTACTGAGTATGGTCCAGATTATGGGATGCCTAAATATTATGACGTCATTACCGACTCAGTAGGCTTGTGTAATCAGCGAATTCATTATTCACGTGTCTTCAGGATGGATGGGATTAAACTTCCTTACTGGCAGGCCATAGCGGAAAATCTATGGGGCCAATCTGTTATTGAGCGTTTAGAGGATCGACTAACAATTTTTGATAGTGCGACTTTAGGGGCTGGTCAGCTCATCTATAAAGCGCATTTACGCACTTACAAGGTTAAGGGGTTGCGTAATCTTATCGCTGCGGGCGGTCGGATGTATGACGCTTTAGTTGAGCAAATCAATCAGATCCGTTTATGGCAATCCAACGAAGGCTTAACACTGATGGATGCTGAAGATACTTATGAGGCCCATCAATATAGTTTTTCTGGGCTTGATAATATTCTGATGCAGTTTGGCCAGCAAATTGCCGGAGCTTTAGGTATTCCGTTAGTTCGCTTATTTGGTCAATCTCCAGCTGGTTTTAATGCAACTGGTGAGTCCGATCTTTCAAACTACTACGACAATATCAACCAGCAACAAGAAGGCCGTATGCGTACGCCGTTGCATAAGTTGCTTGAAATTGTTTCGCGGTCAAAACTAGGCAAGCCTCTACCTAGTTCTTTTAAATTTGATTTTGCTTCATTGTGGCAGATTGATGACGAGAAGAAGGCAGACATTGCAGCCAAAGTTGCCGAGGCAGTTACTAAGGTTGAAGAGTCTGGAATCATTTCACGTCAAACGGCGTTAAAAGAATTACGCCAATCTAGCGAGTCTACGGGAATTTTCTCACACATTTCTGACGAGGAAATTGTTCAGGCTAAAGATGATCCACCGCCGCCAAATGAAGGTTATGACGATGAAGAACCAAATAAGTCGGATATCACCGCACCTGGCGAGAAAGACCGAGATACGGTACAGCCAGCAGCTTAGAAAAATTGCGGGGTACGTTGATACGATTGTTAAGGGCTTTGATGTAAACGATCCGAAAAACTACCCACTAATGATTGCGTCATTAAATGAGTATGCAAACACGCTTCAGTTCTGGGCACAAAATGCAGCAGGTCGGATCATTACAGATGTGGCATTACGGGATGAGAAAACTTGGCTCATCTATGCTAAGGATCTATCTCGTGGCGTACGTGAACAAATCCGCAATACCGATACGGGCGCCGTATATCAGCAACTCTTAAATGATCAAGTAAGGCTTATTAAGTCTTTGCCACTTGATGCAGCACAGCGTATTCATGACCTGTCTACTCGCTCTCTAATTGAAGGTAACCGTTCAAGTGAGATTGCTGGCTTGATTATGGCCACTGGCCATGTGTCTAGATCCAGGGCAAATACAATTGCACGTACGGAAGTAAGTCGTGCTTCATGTGTATTTACTCAAGCTAGAGCCGAGAATCTTGGATCCGAGGGCTATATCTGGCGCACCAGTGAAGATGGTGATGTCCGGCCAAGTCATAAAGCCATGAATGGGAAATTTGTTGCTTGGGATAATCCACCAACTTTGGATAATTTAAAAGGTCATGCTGGGTGTTTGCCCAATTGTCGATGTTATCCCGAGCCAGTCATTCCAGATGATTTTTAGCTAAATATAAATCAACCAAGTTATGAAAAAGCCTAAAAGTGTTATCCTGTTTTTGAGGATCTAAAAGGTGGTAAATTGTGATTAATACAGATGTAATTTTTGATGAATCAAGCATAATCATTGGTTTATTCACCATTAAACATGATTATGGAACCATCCAAATTTCCACTAATGGCTTACTTGTAAATTGGGATGATTGGGTAGATGAGGTGGGTGGCCATTCTTTGGAAAAAGCCATAATTTATTGTTTAAATCGAAAACCGCCTGAAGACACTACTCATTATAAAGAAACCAAGAAACAAAATAGCTATCGTTACTACAAGCAAGTCGATGAGGAATGGTTTATTTATGTTGATTGGAGATATCCATTAGGATGGCAGCCAATAGGAAAGTTTGATGACATAACCAAGCTAAAGCCGCTCCCTAAAATAGGTTAAGGTGTATTGAATGAGCAAAACCATACATCCAGAGAAATTCGCAATCAATTTTTTTATAGTTGATCAAGTTCCACAATTCGCAAGACGGGTAATGACTCAGGTGCCTCAGATCGGTACTAGATGCGTCTTTAATCGAAAGAGATACGAAGTTGTTGGTGTTGAGTGGTGTTTAGATGAAGATGCCACTAATTTTGAATATCAAGCTCGAATAAATATTGAGTTAAAACCTGTTTAATAAATTTTGAGTATATCGGCCACCTTCGGGTGGTTTTTTAATGCCTGAAAAAAGGTGATCCATGTTTAAAAAGAAATCTAAATCAAAGGCCACTGTAGATAGATCCAATTTCTACACTACTGGCCAACTTGGTCGGACTCGTGAAACTACCCCTGAAGGTTATTTGCTTTGTCGAGATGTGCCGTTAGCTCGAATTGGTAAATTGCTTTATGGCGATGGAGAGGTGCCAGTTACAGCCGATAGCTCAGGACTAATCATTATTGAACGTGGTGAAGACGTTCTATTTGATCCACGTACGATCGCCAGTTTTGAAGGTAAATCAGTTACTGATGATCATCCTAAGGATTGGGTAACGCCAGAGAATTGGAAAGAATATACAAACGGCACTGCTCACGATGTTCGGCGTGGTGTGGATGAAGATTCTGATTGTTTAGTGGCGGATCTGCTCATTACAGACAAAGACATGATTGATGCTGTGATGAAGGGAAAGGTTGAAATCTCTCTGGGGTATGACGCTGATTACACGGAGATTAGCGTAGGTAAAGGGATTCAAACAAATATTTTTGGAAATCACATTGCCCTTGTTAAAAAGGGGCGTTGTGGGTCGCGTTGTAAAATCGGAGATAGTTTTATGCCTAAACAAAGTAAAGGCTGGTTGGAAAGCTTGCGCAAAGCTAAACGTACCATTGATGAGGCTTTAGAAAAAGCCAAGAGCACTGATGAGGAGGAATCCGAAACAGAAGATGAAGATAATGATGATGGCGAAGGTAAAACAACTGATGCAGCTATCAATCGTGAACTCTTGAAAGTTCTCAAAACTGTCCAAACAATTGATAAGCGACTATCAAACTTGGAAAAGAAAAAAACCAAAGACTCTGAATCAGACACCGAAACGGAAGATGATGAAGAAGGTGAGGGTAAAGGCAAAGAAACCGAGGATGATGTTTTGGAAGCTGAACAGGCTCAAAAATTATCAGAACAAGGTATTCAAAATCACACAGGCGATTCACTTCAAGAGGTTTTATCACGAGCCGAAGTTTTAGTGCCTGGCTTTAAAATGCCTACTTTCGATAGCGCTAATAATGGCCCAGCCGTTTTAAACACCAAGCGGAACGTCTTAAAACAAGCTCACGCTACGGCAGATGGCCAGAAAGTTTTAGCGCCATTTGTTGGAGCTAACCCTAATTTTGACACTATGGCAGCTTATACGATCGATGCTGCATTTATCGGGGCATCTGAACTCATCAAACAACAAAACAACGCCGCTGGTGTACGTTCTGGAATTTCTACACGCGATTTTGGCCGTGCGCCAATTACGCCTGCTGAAATGAACAAAATTAACCGCGAATACTGGAAAAACAAAGGAAACTAATAAATGGGTAATTCATTTTTATATCGTATGCCTTCAGGCATTCCGGGTGATATTTCACGAAAAGCGCACTCTACAGTTGAGGCTCATATTGCTAAAGGTAGTTTTGGGGCCTTCGGTATTTTCGGCAAATTAACAGCATTGGGTTTTGTACCTCTTGAAGCAGCTGATACCGACGTTTATGGCTTAGTGGTCCGCTCTTATCCTACACAATCGGCATTAAACGGTATTGGTGCAGCTGTTCCTCAATCTGGAATTGTGCATGACATTATGCGCCGTGGATACATGACGGTTAAATGCAATGCAGGTACAGCTAAAACGGCTGGTAAAGTTTATGTGCGTGTTGCTACTGCAACTGAGCTTAAGCCGATTGGCGGGATTGAAGCGATTGCTGATGGTGCGAACAACATTGAGCTTAAAAATGCCATGTTTATGCACGATGCAGATGCACAAGGCAACGTAGAAATCTCTTACAACATCTAAATTATTTTTGACGTAAATCACGGCGCTATAGGCGTCTTTTTTTACGCCTGGAGAAAATGAAAACATGCGTAAATTACTCTTAGCTTCGACCATGGCTCAAGCCGTAGCAATGGCGCAGCCGATCCGTGCACGTACACGCGATACAGGCACAATGCATACTTTTGATACCCGTACGATTGATAGTACCGGTGCATTTCTTTTAGGTGAATTGGAACGCTTAGACCAAACTCTACATGAGCCATTAGCAAATATTACATGGGGCCGTGATATTGATTTGCGCTCAGATGTATCAATTGCGGATGAAGTATCTTCATTCACTAACTCAACTTTTGCTGCAGCTGGTGGCCCGTCACCGACTGGTAAATCTTGGATCGGTAAAAATACTGATGCTATTGCCGGCATTGCGTTGGATATTGGCAAGACTGCCCAGCCTCTCAGCTTATGGGGTATGGAAATTGGCTATACCATTCCAGAATTAGAATCTGCGCGTGCTATTGGTCGTCCAGTCGATAGTCAAAAATACAAAGGTATGAACCTCAAATATCAAATGGATATTGATGAGCAAGTTTATATCGGCGATGACACTCTTGGAGTTGAAGGGCTCTTAAACTCATCAAAAGTGGGGGCAACAAACGTTAATAAAAACTGGAAATTAGCTACACCTCAGGAAATTTTAGATGATGTAAACCTCATCTTAAATAACGCATGGCTAGCCTCTGGTTTTGCTGTCTGCCCGGATAAGCTTTTATTGCCACCTGTGCAATTCAGTCTCTTAACTTCACGTATTGTTAGTGAAGCTGGGAATATCTCTATTCTTGAGTTCTTGAAGCTCAATAGCTTAAGTAACTCAGTGAATGGCCGACCATTAGATATTCAGCCTTCTAAGTGGTGTGTAAAACGTGGTGTTGGTGGTACTGACCGTATGCTGACCTATACACAAGCTGAAGATCGTGTGCGCTTCCCACTTGTTCCACTACAACGCACACCAATTGAATACCGTGGTATTCGTCAAATCACAACCTACTTCGGCCGTTTAGGTGTTGTTGAATGGGTATACCCTGAAACTGCTTATTACGCTGACGGTCTATAAGGAATTGTTATGTCTGAGTTAGTACAAATTCTTTTAAGCAAACAACTAACAGTGAACCTTGGTCGTGATGACCAAGGGGAGGCTAAAACAGTTGTATTGCAAGCTGGACTTCAGGAAGTAGAGAAGGATATTGCCGAGCACTGGTTTGTAGCGGCTCATTCCCAAGAGGTTCCAGCACATTCAGCTTATGCTGGTGAGCTTGAAGAGATCATTAAACAAAAAGATATTGAGATTGCAGCAATGCAAATTCAGATCGATGAAGCTGGAAAGCAAAACCTTAAGCATGACGAAGAAATGAAAGCCAAAGACAAAGAGCTTAGTGATCTTAAAATCCAATCTGCTAAGGATCTTCAGACTCAAGCGGCCGAATCAAAAGATGCCCTTGATCAAGCTCAAAAGGTGATTAAAGAGCGTGATGCTGAGGTCGCTAAGTTAAAAGCTGACTTGGCCAAGGTAACCCCAGCCAAAGAAACGGCCAAAGAAAAAGACACACCAAAGGAAACTTAACCTATGATCAGTGAATCCTCTTTTCGTGAAGAAATGCCGGCATTTGCTGATACAACGCAATATCCGTCATTTCAGTTTAATTTCTATTTAAACCTTGGGAAAAAGTTACTTCGTGAGGAGCGTTGGGGGGATACGCTTGATTATGGTTTAACACTGTTTATTGCTCACTATCTCACGCTTTATAAGCGTGCGATGGGTGCTGCAAGCATTGGTGGTGATGCTGGAAAGATTGTGGGGAATGAAACATCTAAATCAGTTGATGGTGTTTCAAAGTCCATGGATGTTTCGGGCGTACTAATCGCTGATGCTGGCCATTGGAACCAAACGACGTGGGGCGTTCAGTTTTATCAGTTCATACTGATGGCTGGTGCTGGAGGCATCCAGCTATGAGCAGTGGCGTTAAATCAAGTGGTAAAGGCTTAGCTGACATTTTCCAGGCAATGGCTGAATTATCCCAAATGGATGTGCTAGTTGGTATACCTCACGGCGAAGCACGTACTGATGGTGACGGTTTAACTAATGCGCAAATTGGCTATCTTATGGAAGGTGGCTCACCTTCTCAAAACATTCCTGAGCGACCTTTTCTGGTGCCGGGTGTTGAAGAAGTTCAAGAACCGGTAGGCGATAAGCTAGTTAAAGCGGTTGATGCCGCTTTAGCTGGTAATAGCCAAAGAATGATGATGTTGCTTGAGTCAGCTGGGATGATTGCAATGAATTCAGTTCGAGCCTATTTCGTTAATGGTGAATTTTCCCCTCTATCTTTGGCCACAATCCGTGCTCGAGCACGGCGTGGACGTAAAGGCGCTAAGCAGTATCTGAAGCAGCTTGAAACTGGTCCAGCTGAAGCAGGCCTGGTTCGGCCGTTGATTGATACTGGAGAGCTTAGAAAGTCGGTTACTTACGTGATCATGAAAAAGGAAAAGGAGGTAAAGCGTGGCTAATCTTGATGTTTCTGACGTTTTACTAGATCCCGACTTTATGGAGACGGGCATTATTTGCAAGCGTACTGAGGTCATCGTGGGAAACAACGGACGATCGCAAGAGACGATTACAAATACTTCTTTTTCTGGTGTTGTTACTACAAATAACGGTATCAAAATGGACCGCCGTGCCGATGGTACTTTGATCAAGGGTGCGATCAACATTCACACGCAATTTGCTTTGATTCAGGGTGATGCAAATAACAAAGCTGATGAGATTACTTGGAAGGGTAAAACCTACATTGTGACTCAAGTCTTAGATAACTTGCATTATGGCCAAGGTTTTATAAAAGCTATTTGCGAGCTTAAACCACTGGGGTAATCATGGGTGATTCTGCTTCAGGGGGATATATCACCCCTAGTGGCGGATCTGCTTATGACCAAGACCTAGAAGACATCTTTCAAGCTTTCATTGTCGGTATTACTTCTTTACCAGGTGCAATGGTTCGTCCACGTTTCCAAAGAGAACCACCGCCACTCCCCGAAATTGGTGTGGACTGGTGCGCCTTCGCCGTAAAGTCAATAATTCCTGATGATGGGCCTTACTTCGACCAGAAAGACGAAACAATGGATTCAATTCGACATGAAGAGTTGACGCTGTTTTTATCGTTCTACGGCGACCATGGCCAATCAATTGCAAACGTCCTAAAGGATGGTCTAGGCATTCCGCAAAACATCGCGCAACTCAAAGCGCAAAAAATCAAATTTATAAAGGGCGGTGAGATCATCACCGCGCCTGACTTTCTCAATAATCAGTATGTACATCGATATGACCTAACCGCTGTATTTAAGCGGCAAACATTACGCACGTTTGCTGTTAAGTCATTTGTAGATGCTGCCGATAGAATTTCCTAGGAGTTAATCCATGACATTGCCTGTTTCAGACGTTGTTAATGTCTCCATTAGTTTGGCGGCATTAGCAGCAGGGCCACGTAGCTTCGGTAATTTACTTATTCTTGGTGCCACGGATGGTGTTGTAGATCCAGTTGAACGTTTACGCGAATACTCGGGTCTTACACCTGTAGCATTAGATTATGGTACCGATGCGCCAGAATATAAAGCTGCTGAATTGTACTTTAGCCAATCCCCAAAACCCCGAACTTTATATATTGGCCGTTGGGTTAAATCGGCAAGTTCAGCGGTTTTAAAAGGTGCGGTTTTATCTGCAGATCAACGTGATATTTCAAACTTCACAGCTATTTCAGATGGTTCGATGAAAATCACCATTGATGGTTCTGAAAAGGTTGTAACTGCCCTGAACTTATCAGCTGTCACCAATTTAAATGGCGTGGCATCTGCTCTAACAGCCAAGTTGGGTACCGCTTCAGTAACTTGGAACGATGTTTATAACCGTTTTGAAATTACATCATTAACCACCGGTACCACTTCGACAATTTCCTATGCTATTGCCAATGCAACCGGTACAGACGTTTCTTCATTGATGGGTTTAACCGTTGGTCATGCTTCGGTACCAGTAAATGGTTATGCTGCTGAGCCATTGATGGATGCAATTACACATTTAGCGGACAAGTCACTTAAGTGGTATGGGTTAGATATCGCAGAGCCTATTTCTGATGCAGATGTTCTTGAAGTAGCTGCATTCATTAATGCGACTTCACCATCTCGTATTTATGGCCAAACAATTACTAATTCATTGTCTTTGGATGGTACCAGTACATCCGATCTGGCTTATAAGCTCAGCAAATTAAATAATGGTAGAGCATTTTCAATCTTTTCAGGTGATACGGCACATGCAGCAGCTTCAGTATTTGGGCGAGCATTTAGTGTCAATTTTAATGGTAACAACACGACCATTACATTGAAGTTTAAGCAGCTTCCTGGCGTTGCAGCTGAAGATTTACAGGTTTCCCAAGCAAAAGCGCTTAAAGATAAAAACTGTAATGTTTTTGCAGGGTACAACAACGACACAGCAATTCTTCAAGAGGGTGTGATGTGTGACGGCTCATTCATTGATGAGCGTCATGGTCTTGACTGGTTGCAAAACCATTTAGAGACAGCTCTGTGGAATCTTTTCTATACCACTAATACTAAGGTGCCTCAAACAGAAGGTGGTGTAAATCGCCAAAGTACTGTGCTAGAGCGAGCATTGGAACAGGCTGTTACAAACGGCCTTATTGGTCCTGGTCAGTGGAATGGTGATTCTTTTGGAGCGTTGGAAACAGGTGATTACCTGTCTAAAGGTTTTTACGTTTTTGCGAACAGTTTAGATGATCAGGCTCAATCTGAACGTGAAGCGCGTAAATCTCCGGTTTTCCAGATTGCTATCAAGATGGCAGGTGCAACACATTTCTCTGATGTGCTTGTTTCTGTTAACCGCTAATAAGGATAAGAAATATGTCTACATATTCATTTATGGATACTCAATGCACTCTTGCCAGTGATGACGGGGTGATTGACCTAGGTTACGGTGCGGGCGTTGCAGATGAAGGTATTACCATTGCGATGGCTGGCGATGCTAACACCATGACTATTGGCGCGGATGGTGAAGGGATGCATTCATTAAGTGCTAACAAGTCCGGCACTGTGACTATTCGTTTATTAAAAACATCACCAATTAACGCCAAGCTTTCTAATCTTTATCACATTCAGCGCTCAAGCACTAAGAAGTGGGGAAAGAACACTATCACACTAAATCATGCTGGATCTGGTGATAACGCTACAGCATCAAAATGCGCATTCAAGAAGCATACGGACTTGGCTTACAAGTCAGTTGGTGACTTCAACGAATGGGTATTCGATGCAATCAAAATTGATCAAAAACTAGGAGCGTATGAGTAATGCAAATCGGTAATTATGATTACGAAATTGGTCGCTTAAATGCAATTGACCAGTTCCATGTATCCCGAAAAATTGCACCAATTATCCCTACGATCATGCCAATTCTTACGGAGTTGGCAAAAGGTGAGCTTCAAAAAACCATTGAGAAGTTAGAAAGCGCTGAAGAAAACGATGTGAGTGGCTTGGCTGAGGCAAATCTCGAAAGCCTTGGCGCAGCATTACAACCACTTATGGATGCCTTCGCTAAAATGCCCGAGGATGATGTTGATTATGTCATTAAGAAGTGTCTAGCAGCGGTTTCACGCAATGGTGCAAAAGTAGTGGTCCGTGATGCAATCATGTTTGATGATTTAGGCATGGAGCATATCTTGCCGCTAACTATCGCCGTCATTCGTACGAACTTGGGAAATTTTATTCAAGGGCTGCTTACGAAGGCATTGAGCACGAAACAGCCCACTTAACATTTAAGCATTTACCAGGCCACGAGGATTGGGTTTTAAGACCCGCTATTCGTGGCCTTTGTCGTTTTGAATCTTTAAAAGATGGAACTTTAGACCTTGCCGATATTGCATTGATGAATGATGCATTAGATGTGCAGGCAGATAACCAGCTTTTACTCGAACGATATAACGAACAAAACAAAGGTTGAGTTAGACATGAGTGATACAGTTATTCGTGATTTCTTTGTGTCCTTAGGTTTCTCTACGGACAATGAAGGCGCTAGAAAAATGGTCGATACCCTTAAAGGGGTAGAGCTAAAAGCGGCATTGCTGCACAAGACTTTATTGCTTCTAGCAACTGGTGCAGTTGTCGCAGTAACAAAGACAGCAAGTGAACTCGATAAGCTGTATTACTCATCTCAACGTATTGGCGCATCTGCTTCAAATATTCGTGCTTATGGTGATGCAATCTCACAAATGGGTGGTAATGCTCAAAATGCATTACAGTCACTTGAGAATGTGGCGCAGAAGATGCGTAACTCACCAGTTTATGAAGGCATGCTAACAGGCATGGGTGTAGCTACACGTGATGGTAATGGACAGTTGCGTGACCGTGTGGAAGTAATGAAAGACCTTTCAAAAACAATGAAAGGGATGGATTACTACCAGGCAAATGCTTATGCCAGTTCTTTAGGTATTGATGAAAATACCCTTATGGCCATGCGTGATGATAAGTTCATCGACAACATGGAGAAGTACCAGAAATTACGTCAAAGTGTTGGCTTAACTGATGAGCTTACCAAGTCTGGTACCGATTTCATGGTTGAATTCCGTGACATCACCATGACGACCAAAGCTATTACTGAAGTTGTTGTAATGACCGCAGGACAAGCACTTATTCCAGTGCTGAAGGTGATCAATAATTTCTTACGTAGTGCGATTGCATGGTTCGCTGAACTGGATCCGCGTTTTAAAGCTATCTTGGCCACTGGTTTAAAGTTTGCCTTGCTTGCGATTATCTTTGGTGGCTTTATTGGCACAATCGCTAAATTAGCTTCTGTGTTGCCAATGCTGAAAAGTCTGCTCTTTTTGATCAAGTCACTACGATTGGCTTTCTTGGCTTCCCCGATCGGTATTGTCTTGGCTTTGGCCGCTGCAATTGCTGCTTTATGGGATGACTACCAAACTTGGAAAAATGGTGGTGAAAGCCTAATTGACTGGTCTAAGTGGGAGGGAGGCATTGAGACGGCAATTAAACGTATTAAAGAGTTGGCCGAGTTAATTAAAAGCCTTAAGGATAAAACTGTAGAGTTTGTTACCAAGGCAATTGATGATCCAGCTGGTACCGCTAAAGAAACAGTTGCTGCAGTAACTGAAGCGGCTAAAACTGGTACTGCTGCTGTAGTGAGTGCAACCAAATCAACTGTAAGTACCATTAAAAGCAGTGTTGCTAAAAGTTATGGTTTTAGCTTCGGTAAAGATGTTGACCGCTATATCCATGAGGCAGCCACAAAATATGGTCTTGATGAGAAAGTGCTACGTGGCTTCGTTAAAATGGAGGATGGGTGGACTGGGAAAATGTCACCTACTGGAGCTATTGGAACAGGCCAATTTATACAATCAACATGGGATGGGTTGGCTAAAACTGCTGAGGGTAAAGAAATTGGTATGACAAAAATTGGTAAAAGATTTCGTACCAAAAATGACCCAAGATTTGATAAGCGCATCAATACTTTAGCTACAGGTCTTCTTGCTAAACAAAATGCAGATATTCTTACTAAAAATGGATTGCCAGTTACAGGGGAGAACCTTTATATGCTCCACAATATTGGTCCTGGGGTTATACCTGCTTTAAAAGGTTCCAATAACATTTCGTCTAAAACACTTAAAGCAATGCAACAAAATGGTATGAAAAAAGGCATGTCACCTAGCCAGTTTGTTAAATTCCAAAAAGGCAGATTTAGTAAACAATACAATATAGCTAATGCCGAGGAAAAGATTATAAACAGTGGTGAAACTAAGATTAATAATTATGGTCCACCAAGTGGCAACCCAGATAAAGCACAAATCAATAATTCATCCAATATGTCAGCTAGATCAGTAGTAATACATCAATCATATAAAACTGATATGGTTCTCAATGGTGTTAGAGAGCCAATAGAATCTGCTCATGCAGTTAAAAAACAGCAAGAAAACAGCATGATTCTTTTGGCTCATAATACGAAAAGTTTAATAGGTTAATTGCTATCAATATCAGCTTGTAATTGTTGAGCACGCTCTTTATTTAACCTAACTATGCAATTTGAATGATTGTTTTTTTCACCGTGATAGTTACTGTATGTGTCACAGTAACTGTTACGGTAAGTCAACCAATCCTTTTGGGATTTACTGAGTTCTTTTATAACATTGGGGTTATAACTTATTTGTTCTTTGGAAAGCTCAGTTAACTTCTTGAGATTGGTTGTTACTTTAGCGAAAGATTCATCTTCATAACATTTTGCGACATCTGCAGGGTCATTAAAGTAAACTTCACAGTTAGCCAACGAACCGAAGCTTAATAAAGATGTTGTAACCAATAAGATAATTTTCTTCATTAGTCTTTGTTCCGAATAGTCGTTGAGATATTTAAAGTATCGCTTTGATCTTTACTGTCAGCAATACTTTCATGTTTCTTATAGTCTTCTTCAGTAGGGATATAATCATGAGCTGCTTTTTCAGCTTCAGCAGTAAACTCTTCCTTGTCGTCGGCATCTGACTTTTTGCTTTCAGTAAGTTGTTTAGCCGATTGTGAGTTATTAGGAGTGTCATCAAATTTTGCCAAGTAGATGGCGAAACCAATAGCGACAATTATTACCCAAAATATCAATTTAAAAAAGAATTTGAAGCATCCACCTTTTGATTCATATAGTTGATTATCTACTGAAAAACTTTGGCCACAATTTTTACAAGTATATTGTGATTTAAGTATATTTGATTTGCTTGAGGCATAACGTGTCTGTTTACTATTACAGTAAGGACAAATAGGTCTGGATGAAGTGCTCACAAGAATTAACCTTTATTTTAAAGTGATTTATCTTTAATCAAAATTATATAGGTTTAGTTAACGTATTGCTAAGCTACATTTTTTAAAAACATATAAACCCGCCAACCGGTGGGTTTTTTAACGCCTGGAGAAAAGCATGGCACTCACCGAAACAGTGGGGTCACTCTTGTTAGGTGGCCACCGTTCAATTATGGGTTTGTTTGCTGATGTGGTGATCGAAGAGAATCATTCTGATGAGCTTGTAATTACCGAGCATCCAGTTGAAAAGGGTTCGCCGATTTCTGACCACTGCTATAAAGCACCACCAGAAGTCACTATGAAAATTGGTTGGTCTGAAAGTGCTGGGAGAATGAATGGCCTTATTGGTAATACGTTTATCGGTTCTGATTTGTCTCTTTTAGGGATCTACCAAGGCTTGCAGGCGCTACAGGGCCAGCGGCTTATTATCTCAACAGGTAAGCGCCTCTATACAGATATGCTCATCAAGTCTTTAAAGAACGTCACAGATGAGACTTCAGAAAATGCATTGATGATCGATATTGTGTTTAAGAAAGTGTTTATTGTTTCTACCAAAGAAACACTGGTTTCGATCACTGATCAGAAGAATCCAGAAGTTACCTCTGATGTGGTGGATACAGGCACTAAACAGCCGAAAGAAGTAGATAAATCATTTATTGGTTCATTAACTGGCTTAGGTCATGCTGGTGGCGCATACGAATGGGGTTTTTAACATGGCTTTGTATGAAATCCCTTTACTCGATCGCAACCAAAAGTTTTTTATCAAGTTAAACAAGGTTAATTACCAGCTAAAGCTTGTTTTTCGAAAACGATGGTACCTAGATATTTTTCAAACTAATTCAGAGCCTGTTGCCTTAGGTATTCCTTTAGTCTCAGGTATCGATATTTTAAGCCCTTTTAGTCATGTAATTAGCGGCTCTATGTACGTTCAAAACCTCAATGAAGATGAGAGCCAATCATTTAGTGATTTAGGCACCCACATAAAGCTTTTTTGGCAGGATCCTTAAATGACTGAACAATGGAAGCGAAATTGCCGGCTAACCGTCCAGCTTAAATATGGGGAGCCAGAGGCATTAGATTTATCAGAAATGCGGATTGTATTTCGTATTAATCAACCTACAGCTGAAACACCCAAAGCAGCTGAGTTTTATATCTATAACTTATCAGTCGATACAATGAATCGACTTGCTGGCGAGGATAATTCCAACGTGGGAGCGATGGTCACTTTCGAGGCTGGTTACGGTGAAGAGTTGGCCACAATTTTCAAAGGTTCAACATTCCAATATCGCCGAGGACGAGAAAGCCCGACTGATACCTTTTTATGCATTCTGGCTCAGTCAGGTGATAAAGCTAAAAACTATGCGCTGGTTAATAAAACCATTGCAGCTGGTACCTCAGTCGATCAAGTCAAGAATGAACTTGCAAAAGAGTATCAAGCGAATGGTGTAGAAACAGGCGAATTGCCACAGCTTAGTGATCAAAAATATGTTCGCGGCAAAGTAATGTTCGGGTCATTAGACGACCAGATCAGACAGTTTTGCAAAGACACAAACACCGAGTACTTCATTGACGATGAATACTTATACATGGTGGGTATCAGTAGTTTTTTACTTGATTCAGTTTTTGAAATGGATGCCAACTCGGGGATGATTGGAATGCCTCAACTCACAACAGAGGGGCTAATGGTGAATTGCTTGCTCAATCCACAATTGCGCCGTGGTGGGCGAATTCATGTTGATACGACAAGCATCCAAACTCAGGCATTTGATATCGATTACCAGACTCAAGGACAAGACCAGGCACAAAAGGACCTTAAAACAGCTGGCGGCATTAATGGCATTTACATCATTAAAGCAGTCGAGCATTACGGCGATACACGCGGCGATGATTGGTATACAAATCTTGTTGCAGTTGGTCAGGGAGCTGTAGTTCCTAAATCAGGTATCACTATTTTGGCGGTGGATTGATATGGCTTTAAGTAATAACGAAAGATCGCCTCATTTACTCAACATCATTAATGATGCGATTAAATCAGCCTTGGCCGTAGTCTGGACCAATTTACCTTGTATTGTTGATTCTTATGATCCAGATAAGCAAACAGTGACTGTTACACCAGCCATTCAAATTCCTGTAATGCAAGAAGATGGATCTATTGAGATGGTAACTATTAAGCCATTACCTGATGTTCCAGTATGCTGGCCGAAAGCTGGAGGCTTTGCTTTAACATTTCCAGTTAAGCAGGGCGACGAGTGTCTAGTACATTTCTCATCTAGATGCATTGATTTGTGGTGGCAAAACGGGGGCATTCAACCACCGTTTGAAAACCGCAAGCATGATCTATCTGATGGCTTCGCTACCTTTGCGCCGCAATCACAGCCTAAACGTTTAAAGAGTGTGGCCACTGATGCGGTTGAATTAAGAAATGATGCTGGTAATGCCAAGATCCGGATTAATGATGCTGGCGAATTAGAGTTCTTCGGTACCAAGGCATCTTTTAATTGCCCAGTTGAAATGAAAGATGGATTGGGTGTCATAGGCTCGATGACAAACAATGATATCAATGTAGGTTCAGACCATAACCATTCTGGAGTTCAACCAGGTAGTGGTGATTCTGGTCCACCAAAACCATAAAATAATGAGGGGTCGCTGAAAGGCGGCTTTTTTTATGCGCTATAGAAAGCTAGATGATGATGGGGATTATAGCTTTGGCCAAGGTCAAAATAATTTCCATATAAATACACCTGAGGGTGTAGCGCAGGCGGTTATGACCCGCCTTAAATTTTGGGTAGGTGAATGGTTTGCCGATACTTCAGACGGCACAGGATGGACCACTGATGTTTTAGGGAAATTCACCGACCATTTGTTTGAGCTCATGATTCGACAGCGAATTTTAAGTACTCAGGGTGTTTTAAGAGTCGATTCTTTTGATAGTCAATTTGATGGTGAAACACGAAAGCTATCGATTCAATCAACCATTACAACGATCTACGGTTCAGCAAGTTTACAAGGGGAGATTTAAAGATGGCATTAACTAGCATAGCCCCTGTAATTAATCAGTATGGTGCTACAGCTGCAACTTATAGTGAAATTGTCGAGTATTTAAAAGATAAGTACCGAGGAATTTACGGCCAAGATGTTTACTTAGAAAACGATAGTCAGGATGGGCAATGGATTGGAGTTATAGCACGTGCAATTGCTGACTGTAATGCTGAAGTTATAAATGCTTATAACTCTATGTCACCGAGTACCGCTGATACTGATGCGCTCTCTCGCAATGTAAAGATTAACGGTATTCGCCGTGCAGTGGCTACACAATCAAGTGTTTCGGTGGTGTTGGTCGGTGTTGCTGGCACAATCATTAATAACGGTATTGTGAGCGACAAAAATAATAATCGTTGGATATTGCCGGCACAGATTATTATCCCAGCTGAAGGAGAAATTGTTGTATCTGCTATAGCTGAAAAAGCAGGAGCAATTCTAGCGCTGCCCAATGCCGTTACTACTATTTCAACACCTACGCGCGGTTGGCAATCTGTAAACAATCCTCAGGCATCTAACTTAGGCGCTCCAGTCGAAAGCAACACTAAATTACGTCAACGCCAAGCATTATCAACGGCCATTCCTTCGCGTTCTTATACAGAGGGGATTTTAGGAGCTCTATTTAGTCTTGATGGTGTGAGCCGTTGTAAGGTTTATGAAAATCAAAAATCATTTAATGATCCGCTAGGCTTGCCGCCAAACTCTTTGGCTGTTGTCGTAGCGGGTGGAGATGATCAATTGATTGCAGAGACGATTCGAGTAAAGAAGGCACCCGGTTGTGATCTGTACGGAAATACAACTGTGATTCGTCCAACAGTATACGGTGATCCTGTATCAATCGAATATTGGCGACCTATTCAGAAGTCTATTGGTATCCGTTTTGAATTAACGACTAATTCAGATTACACGGTAGATATTGGGGAGCAAATAAAGAGCGCTTCAGCTGATTACATTAACCAGCTCGATATTGGGGACCGTATCGCCATTAATAAGCTGTATGTACCAGCAGGCTTATACGGCGCATTAGATGCAAGGTCTTATGAAATTGAAAGTCTTCAATTGACTGTAGACGGCGTGCCTATCGAAGGTGATTACACATTAGCTTTTAACGCCGTGGCCTATTGTGATTCAGACAATATCGAGATCAGTATCGCTGGAGGTGGTTAATGCAAACAGATTATTACTTGAATCTGATCATTAATGAACACCGATCTAAACCAAACTTTAATGAGACGGTTAAAGTATCGATAGAGCCGATTATTGATTGCATGAACGTGCTGCAAAGTATGAATGAAAGGTTTGATTTAGATACAGCAAGTGGGGATCAATTAAATATTTTGGCCGAATGGGTTGGGGCTCCAACTGTTGTGCCTGACATTGTGCCTCTTCCTTTCTTTGGCTTTGAGGGGCAACCAGAGTCGCTAACATTTGGTGAGACGGATGATCTCGATATTGGCGGCTTTTGGCGTGAATCAGGTGTAAGCAGTTACCGTGGCCAAAGTATCCCACCTCAAAAATTATCCTCTGTAGTGAAAGCAAAGATTTTGCTTAATAACTGCGATTGCACACTCGATGAAGCATTTGAAATCTGCAAGTTATTGACTGATGTGCCTTTCAAATTAAAGGACAAAAGAGACATGACAGTTTTGTTTGAATTTCTTGCCGAGTTTCAAACCATAGATAAAGAACTAGTTCGCTTGTTGTTTCCATTACCAAGCGGAGTTGAGCTAATTTTTTCGGATGAAGTAGATGGATAAGTTAGAAGAATTTAGCCTTAATGGGCCAAAAAATACCGATGGGTTGACTTTATTGAGCGGCTTCCCATCAAATAAAAAGCCAGCACGTCAATGGTTTAATTGGTTGTTCAATTCACTAACCAAAAAGATCAACGAGATTGTTGATGCGATTCAGAATAATTCAGATGCAGAAATAGGAAAGGTTTCAATGTGGTTTGGTAAATCACCACCTATAAATCACGTGGAGATAGCTGGACAAACATTAAATAAGGCAGATTTCCCGAAGCTATTTGCTAAATATGGAATTTCTGCAGCAACATGGACCTTACCTAATACACGAGCAGAATTTCCGCGAGGTTGGGATAATGGGCGAGGTGTTGATGTAAGTCGTACTATTGGAAGTATGCAAGAAGATAGCATCAAGGCACATGATCATACTTACTGGAGCTGGAATGACAACACTGGTAGTGATTCCGAAAGCATAGGTAACTATGACCCAAATGGTGGTGGACGTGAGAGAAGCAAGGTTAAAACTTCTTCAGTTGGCTCAAACGAAACCAGACCACGAAACTTTGCAACAATGTTTATTATGCGTGTTAGCTAAATAAATTCTTTAAATATTACCGCCCAAAGGCGGTTTTTTTATGTCTAATTTTTGGGTGGAATATGGCTACAAACTGGAATGCTGTATTAGCAAATATCAATAATGCTTCGGATATCTTGGCAATTCTTCGAAAAGTACTAGGTTTACTTGACGGAAAAGTAGATTTAACTCGGATCGATGAAATTATTACAAATATCGAAAATATGCAAATTAATGTTGATACTGCATTAGTCAGTGTCAACTCAGCTTTAAGTGATTTTGATATTGAATCTCAAACTGCAATTCAAGATGTTATTGCAGCTGGCTTGATGGAAGGTTTTACGACTGAAGCGGAACTACTAGCATCAAGACCCAATGTAGCGAAAAAATATGCTAAAGCCGAAGATACTGATGTAATTTGGTTTTGGAATAAGCCTGAAGGGGCTGCTGATGGTAATTATTGGGTGAGTACTGGATTAAGTGAGTTGGACCGTGCAAAGACCTATGTGAATTCTAAAACTATACCACTTACTATATCTTTATTAACTTCATTAAGTGTTCTTGATAAAACAATTACTTCTGATACAAGCATTACGCTTAAAGAAGTATCAAAAATGCTCATCAAAAATGTAAAAAATACAAGTGAAACTAATAAGTTAACTGTGTCTATTGATAACAACTCTGAAAACTCAGCATCTATTGTTCTTTTACCGAATGAGTCTGTATCAAATAATTTGCAGACTGATCTCTGGTCAAAATTGAGCATGAATAGTGCAGACTTTACAAAAGTTGTTGTAGCAAGCACAAATGGCTGGCGTATTCAGTATCAGTATTATGCGTATGCATTTGACAAAGCAGTTGATCAGTATAATGTTTTTGATAAAAACGCTATCTTTGAAAGTCGCACTCAAAACAATCTTGAAACCGCAAGCAATATTGCTATATCAAGCCATGGCGGTGGATATCTGCAATTCTATGTACCAACATCTGTGTTAACAGCTGCAGGCTTACCGAACAATGCAGAAGCAGCAGACGGCTATCTGATACCTCGTATAGCTCAATCAGACATCTTTGCAATTCAAAGAAACTCAACTTTAACAAAGAGTATTGATGAGATTCTTTTAAACAAAGGCTCTTTAGTTGTTGATTTTACGGGTAATCATACATCTACTTTAGAAACTTATGTACTTGAAAAGCCGAAGGTACTTGATGTGACAAATCTTGACTTTAAGCAGTATATCGCAGATGTAAAAAATAGTACTGGCGTTGCTTTAACTAACCAGCCGATTGAATTAAAAGTAAATTTTAATTACGGTGAAGTTGCAAGCAACGAGCACTTAATTGTTTTAGATGAATCCGGCAATGAGTATGAATGTCAATTTGGTGATGAATATCACGTGAATCACCGTTTTGATAAGTCCACGGGTTTTTATGCAGATGGCTCATTAAGATCAGGCACAATTGTAATTTATGACTCATTAGCAATTAATGAGAAGAAAAGCTATGTTGTGCGTGCTTATCAGCAAGTTGTTCGTGATTCAATTAAACCGGAACTTGTATTTGATTCTGTAAATAATCGGTACTCAATTGATTTTGATGGCTTCACATACTATTTCACTAAAGATAATAGTTATTATCTAAAATCGATTGTGAATGGCTCTACTACACATAACATCAAATACAGCACAAGAATCCGTGCTTTTGATTTGTCATCATACGTTTTTTTAGGTGATTCAAGCATTAAGCTTGTAAGCAGCGGAGATAATTTTGTTGAAGTTGAAACGGTTGTCTACAATCAAGCTGTTTCAACGTTAGCTGCAAATCAGCTTAAAGCGCGGACTAGAACAAAAATATTCAAAGCTGGAAAAGTAAAGATTGAGACTGCAATTATCTGCGTGAATCAAGTAGACGGAAAAGACATTTGCGGCTTAATGGGCGAGATTTATAACTCAGACGTGACGTCAAATGCAGGTTCTACAAATCCTGTTACTGCATCGCTTTCTGATTTCTATCGTACTCTCACATATAGCAAAAACGGCACAGTGAACATTCTTCCGCTTTATTATCACGGTGATAACAACCGCGGTGACACTGTAGCATACGGACCGATTCGTGACATGTATTTAGGCCAAGTACTCACAACATCTTATTATCAGTGTCGAATTGGTTTCACTCAAGAACCGACAAGTGATTCTGCAAACCTGTGGGATTATGAAAAAAATTGGGCGTTTGTTCACGGCTTTTTGATTGATCTTAAGTCAAATCTTACAGATCCGAAAACAATATGCGATAGAGCTTACAATCAGGTCACAGGCTTCTTGGGTACTGGTCAGCGTATTGCTGTGACACGCAGGAATCTACTTAATCGTATGGCTGAATATGTAAGCGGTGCAGACGAATGGTGGGAAGACTTCTATGCACCTGCTTCAAATGACACGCTTAAGATGTATGCTGCAAAGATAGTGTCAGCACTAGCATTCAACAGCGGTTCTATTGATGAAATTTACACACAGTTTATTGCTTCAACAAGTGAAAGATTTGGTACAAATCTTGGCACAGCATGGAAGAACGGAACTTTTTCATTATCATTTGGAACGCGCAATACGATACCGGCTCTACAATGGCTTTATTTTTACTATCTTAAAAATGGAGACACAGTAAAAGTCGATGCATTAAAAGCTTTGATACAGCCATTAGCTTCTGAATTTGTTAATTATTACAATAGCAAAGGCGGGATTGGTAATGTCGGGTCTGGATCAGATGTGGGTGCAGGTAATATCATTCTTGCGGGTTATCGTGTGTTAGCTTTAGCACATAAAATGGGTCTTGATACAGATAACAGTATTAAGACTGTTATTGATAATCTACTCACAAATGTTCATTCAAATTATCAGATTTGTAAGAACTATGTGAATGATGCTAAGTCAGCACGTTACACACAGACAATCTGGCTGCATTATCATGCGTTTGCAATATACAGCTATGTCATCGGTAACAAATTGATGAACTATGAAAACTCGATTGATGTGCAATCTTGGCTTTTAGCAAACATTAATGGAAATGGTATGCCGAAAGATTTGCAGTCAAATCAAGCTGAGTCTAGACGCGGTGGGCGTAATACTCTTGCATTTATGACGGCACCATTTTTATTCACAAAGTCAAATTCAGGGATTAATGCTGTTAGCGAGATGTTTAAACAGTTGGATCTAGAAGAAAAGGGCGAAGTCAGTAATGTCCCGATTTTCGGGTTTAAGCGCTTCACACAAGAGTCTGTAGATTCTGACACAGTGATGACAGCCGAAGCTTTTGCTGACATCTGGCTTAACTTTTATTTCAACAAAGAATTATGAAAAACATTGAAGCAGTTCAAGAAGCTCTCTTTCTAGAGGGCTTTTTACTGTCAACAGAAAACGATACTTAAATTAAACCAATCCATAAAATAATGAAAACATTAGATTGGTGGCAAAAATGAACGACCCTTTAACAATTAAATCCTTACCTTGGTTTATCAAGATTTGGGCGGCGGTGATGGGCGGCATTTTTGCGCTCATGTTAAGTGGCGATATCGATGTTGAAGGAAAGATAAAAATCAACATCGGGGTGATTATCAAATTCGCAATTAGCGTTTCTATTAGTTTATACGGTGGTTCAGCATTTATTGAATATCAAAATTGGGGGCATTACTCACATATGACCCAAGGGTTTGTCATGCTGATTTTTGCAGTATTCGGGATGTTGCTTATTGGTATTTGGTATCAGGCAATTCAATTACTGAAAGGTAAAACCATTAGTGAATTGATCTTTGAAATCAAAGAAGCATTCAAGGCTATATTCAAGTAGGAGAGGGCAAATGTCAGTAGATAAATATATTGATGACCTTATCAAGCGCGAAGGTGGTTTTGTTAACAACCCTAACGATCGTGGCGGCGCAACTAATTATGGGATAACTGAAGCAGTTGCACGGGTAAACGGTTGGAAAGGCCCAATGCGTGATCTGCCTTTAGATTTAGCAAAGCAGATTTATAAACAACAATATTGGATTAATCCACGTTTTGACCAGGTTAATACCTTATCGCCTTTGATCGCTGAAGAGTTGCTTGATACTGGTGTTAACTGCGGTGTAGCTTTTGCAAAACCTTTATTACAACGAGCATTGAATCTATTGAATAACCAAGGTAAAGGCGGTTGGCCCGATCTAGCCGTTGATGGTATTTATGGTTCAGCTACGTTAGGGGCTTTAAAAATCTTTCTTGCCAAGCGTGGTAAAGATGGTGAGAAGGTGATGCTTAAGGTACTGAATATTATGCAGGGCCAACGTTATATTGAAATATGCGAACGCAATCCCACGCAAGAGCAATTCTTTTATGGATGGATTAGCAACCGGATCGCATAAAGTGGTTTTGTGTAAGAGAACCAAGCTAGCAACTTTTATTACTCTACTGTGCATTCTGTTTTCAGGATGCACGGCGCATTCAATCAATAACAATATTCAAGTATCATTATGCGTAAAAGCAATTTGAGTTTTTAAAATGGCGCAAGTAATGATCAAGGCATATGATTTTGCAAATACAAAAGAAGTTGATCTTTTGGCTGATATTGATAAGGGCGGTAATATCCTTAAAGTTTATGACTACAATGGCAATGAATTAAGCATAAACATGGATGGTACCGTGACCTTTAATCGAAAGCGTTGGGAACTTCCTGTTAAAGTAGATTTAAAATAA